TGAATGTTAGTGTTATTTGATTTATAGTATTATAATCTACCTGACCAATTACAACTGTTCCTGCCGAATCTACTACTGTTACGGATGCGTTTTTAGCTAAATTGTGATTTACCACCCAGGTAGCTGAAGATTCTGATTGTGTATGAGTATATGCTTTGTCAGATAAAAGATTAAGACCTGACATTATTGAGCTAAATGGAGTAAATTTTATATGACCTTCAGCATTAGTATGTAAAACCTCGTTTACAACCTCTGTATCTGTTATAGTTATAGTAACTGTACTATCTACATCTTTAGCAGGACTAGCTGTAGTTAATCCAGTTAGAGTAACATTACCACTTTCACCATTTCTTGAAGCTGTAAAGTCAGAATGTGCGTTTAAAACAACTTGTAATGCTGTTCCTACTTGTAATGCAGTAGAATTTGCTCCACTAGCAGTTAAGTCTGCACAAATTACCCCACCATAGCCAGCAGGAGTTAGCATAGCTTGACTACTTGTTACTTTAAAATATACAGCATATTTTACTAAATCATGGCTATTATATAGACAAAAATATTTGTGATGTAAATGGCCTTGCTGATCAGCAGGAGCTACTAACAATACAGAACTGGTATAGTTTGATTTTACCCAATCTACACCATTAAGATGATTTTTAGTAGATACACTTCTCTTCCTAGCTGGTTCAAATCCTTTCGCATTGTGTATCTGGGAATCCGTTAAATTATTGTGATTCTTCATTTATTAATAAGTTATTATGCCATGTCTTTTACTGACAGAGCTACCTCCATTACAAGAGCTACAAGTTCCACATCCATTCCACTCTGGATATAATACTTTATTCTCATCTAAATAAATGTGCATTTTCTTTTTAAAAGTTTCTGCTTTCTTGTAAGTTTCTTGTCTAAGGTAATTTAATTTTCTTTCACTAACTGGACTGGTAAAATCAGCCAGGTTGTCCACAACACCTTGAGATGTTGTGTTATATGTTATATCTGGTAATATTTCAAACTTAATGCAAAATGCTAAATAATCTTTTATATAGTCATTTACTAACACTACATAGCTACCAGTAGAAACTTTTTTATATAGCTTATCACCTAAAAATGGTTTAACATGATTAAGTTCAGCTATTTCTATGAAAGTCTTTTTTACTAAATGCTTATCAAAATTAGCATTTGTCATTGCTTTAATTACTACTTCACCTCTAGTTATTAGTGCCATCTTCTTCTTTTTTATCGTTAGACTCCTCTTTAACTGGCTTATTAGCAGCCTTCTCTTCCAGCAACTCTTTCATTTGCTTTTCATTCAATTCTGGCAAATGGAATATCTCTCTTCCCTCTTTTATTGATATAAATTCTGATGGAGCAATAGCACCTAACAAAGAAACTGGTGGTTTAGTATAAAATCTTAAATCACTTGCATTTATTGCTCTTTCAACTTTTAATATTTTTTTCAAACATTTCAAAAACATTTGTTGAGGTTCTTTAATTACTGTGCTCATAGCAATATCATAAGCAGTAAGTATTTGTTGGTTGTTGCCTAATTGACCAGCAACTTGAATCCCTGATAAAGCTGGATTCCATCTGTGTGCCGATATTATATTGTCATTTGTGATTTTTTGAAGCTCCATAAAAGAACCATCACTAGTATCATTAATTATTTGAACATTTGTAGCATCACCATCACCATTCTTAGCTATAAATAATATTTTAGAATTATCTCCAGCTCCAGTTAGTTTAGCTACAGCATCATCTATAAAGTCTTGTGCTTCATCCTCTCCCATGTCTGCATTTAACTCCACAATAGCACTTGGCATAAACCCATTTTTGAAACGAGTTAGGTTATAAACCCCTATTTGATTGGCAATGCGAATATGGTCTAAAGCTGCACAGTAATCAGGCATTCCATAATAATAATATGTACTCTCATAATCAGAAAAGTGAATAATAGATCTATAAACTTCACCATCTTTTTTATAATCTGGATAAGTTGGTACTTTCCTCATATCATCTGGGAATCTTCTTGCATGTTCCCAGTCTGGATGTAATAAAATGTGTTTACCACCTTTGTGTACTCTAGCTGTAGTTCCATCCTGGTGGAAAAAATTTATGTAACCCTGACCTACAACTACTTCCATATAAGCATTACCTAGTTTCCAGTAATCTGATATAACTTTTTTTGCAACATCATCCATAGATTCTCCGTAAACATTAACATCTTCTAATAATGCTTTTAATGCTTTGTTAGAAGTTATTAACCCTTCTCCTATACTGAATGTTGTTTTAGTGCTAAGTATTGCCCTATGCGTAGATGCTGCTCTTGACAGCTCTGAAAGTTCTTGTGGGAATAAATTATTTTTACCAAAAGGAATCCAGTCATCCCTCAATACCTCTGAAGTAAGACTTGGCTCTTTTGGAGCAGCTTTTGATACATCTTTTGAAAACGAATATCCTAATATTTTAGGACTTTTTTTCGTTTGAGTTAGAGGTATATTTTGTTGTTTTTTTCGGCTCATCTAATTTAACTTTTTTCTTTGGTTTTATATCTAATTTAGGTACTTTGACTTCCTTAACATCATCACCTTCTAAACTAACATAAGATTTGCCTAAAATATGTAATTTACTTAAAACTTTTTGACTGAAGTTAGAAGAAAAAGTTACACTAATTGAATTTTTACCTAAAGGAACTAACTCATTATCATTAGATAAAAAATATTTATTGTCAAATTTATATTTCATAATTTAATTATTTTTCAAATATACAAAAAATTACAAGAAAAGGGAGGAATCCCCCCCCCTTTTTCTCATAATAAAGTTAATTAGTCTGTAGTCCAAGCAAGATTTGCACCAGTAGTAATCTGACACATGTCTACCATGTTGGCAGTAGATGCCTGAGTATTAGTAGTTTGGTTAAGAGCAATTAATACTTCTCTTGGATATTCTGCGTGCATTCCAGCTAATTTAACAGCAGTACCATTTGCATCTTGTAGTCCAACACCAGTAGTTTGCTCACCTGAAGCGAACTCTAAATATGCTTTCTTTTCAAATACTTTGTCATATCCTAACATGAAGAAATAAGTTTCTGGATCAGCAGTATCACAGTCATCAGCATAAGACTCACATAATGCGTAAATTCCACAAGACTCAGTTAATTCTCTTAATCTTTGATTAATTTCTTCAGTTATTTTTGGAACATAAAATTCAAGCTCTATGTTTACCATTGTTGAACCATTTTCTCTAGTTGCATTTGCAGAAAAACCAGCAGTTCCTCTTTCAAATTCAAATTCAAACCAGTTTGCAACCTCGTTAGGAGTTGTACCTGGAACTGTAGGGAAAGCTGTGATTTCACCTCCTGCTGCTCCAGTTGGAGTTCCTGTAACTGCGTAAGTTACAGCACCAGTAAGTTTGTCCGTTTCCATAAGCCAGATTCTTTTAATCCCACCTCTTCTGTTTCTATCGCAACATGCTATTGCGTGTCCTTGTGTTAAAGCCATTTTTTTTTATTTTTTTTTGTTAATCGTTGGGGGGATTTTACTCCCCCCTAAGATAAATTAATTATTAATCTTGAGTCATAGTTACACACATTCCAGGCTCTTTAACAGCAACACCCATAGAATATAGCATTCTGAATCTGTTTTCTTTACAATCTCTGTTGTACCACATGTCTACATCTTGTGCTACAAAGTCAGTACCAACTGTAATGTTGTTAGTAGCAGTCCATATTGCACATTTAGTATCTCCTACAGCATTTGGAGCTAAACCATTTGTCATGTTAGCTAAAGCAGCACCATAAGTTGCAATATCAACATCCCAAGAGTTTACAACCTCTAATTTTACACCATTGAATCTTAATGCACCAACTCCATTTTGTAAATCAGCATAAGCAGCAGTATGTGCTCCGTTAGAAGCTCTTAATTCTTTTGCATATCCTTCAGCAAAAGCTCTTGAACAGTAGATAATTTGATTGTCAGCAGTAGCTAATTCTACAGAACGAGCAGCTAACATATCCTCTAAAGTTGTAATAATATTAGCATTGAATACTTTTACTTGTGCACTTGGTAAAGCAGCACCAACATGACCATCTAAAAATTTCCAGATACCATTACAAAGTAATTGAGTAGATTCAGTTGCACCATTAGTTGCATCACCCCACCATAAGATAGTAGAGAAATCTCTCATTATTCCTTGCATAACAATTTCAGAAACAATTTCCATAAATATAGTTCCAGATAGATCAGCTCTATTGATACCTTTTTTAAGTAATTGTGATTTTATGTGAGAAAGTAAAGCTACAGCTTTTTGTGCATGCTCTACTTCTAATCTACATAGTGTTAAAGTTATGTTAGAATTTGTTGATTGAGTTCCATCTGCTGCGAAGCATACTTGACTCATTGATTTAGTGATGTCTTTTACAGAAGTGTATCTATCTAATAAGATAGAAGCTCCAGAAACATCAGAAATAACATCCATCCCTACTAGGTGGTTGTTTTCAAAGAAAAGAGGTGCTAAGAAATATTTTCTTGCATCTTCTTGACTCCATGTTAAACTTGATGATAATACATTTGCCATTTTTTTATTTTTTTATTGTTAATTTTTAATTTTTAAAGTACACTTTGTTGTCAGAAGCTATGTTATTTGCATATACATCCCATTGACACTCAGTTTTAGCTTCTAATGATGGGCTAGGATCTTTACTAGGCACAACATCACTCGGAGTTCCCTCCATTTTCGCTTCTTTTACTTTATAGCCATTAAGCTCTTCAGTAAGTGTTGCTATGTAACCATCCTTTTCAACGATAGAACCATTTAGCTCAACGATTGCTTTAGCTGACTCTTCAATAGACTCTTCTATAGCATTCATTTTACTAGACACCTCATCATTGTCAAGAATTTTTACTTCTTTAGATTCTGCTGTTTTACTAAACATATCAGAAATAAAAGATTTTAAGTTTTCAAACTCTTTTTCCATTTGATTTTCTTTTTTTTGATTATTAAATAATTTTTCTACAATACTTGTATTCTTGTAGTCGTACTTCTTTATATCAAACATAGCTGCCATTTTTATAGGCTCTTCTACTAAGTTGATAAAACCTGCTTCTTTTGCTTCTGAACTATTAAACCAAGTTTCTTCATCCATCCAAGAACGGATTTGTTCTTCTGTTTGACCAGTTTTTGAAACATATATATTAATAAGCCTTTCACCCATTTTATCCATAAGGTCAGCAGCTTTTCTTAAATCATCTGAATCTCCAACTTCACCTCCCCAAACATTGTGAATCATATAAAGAGAGTTTTCACTCATAATTACTTCATCAGCAGCTAGTGCAATAACACTTGCCATTGAAGCAGCAATTCCCTCTATACGAGCAGTAACTTTTTGTGGCATTCTATTTATAGCATCATAAATTGCTAAACCATCTATAACAGAACCTCCTGGCGAATTTATCCTTAAAAGAACAGATGTATCATTAGGGATTTGTTTTATCTCATTAATAAAAGACTTGGCATCAACCCCAAAATTTCCAATTTCATCATATATCATTACCTCAGTCATTTGACTTTTAGCAATATTTTTTATACTATACCAATTCATAAATACAATATAACACAATGTATTTTATTAATTATGGAACTTAGTGGAATAAAGATTTATACAAAATAATTTGGTAAAGTTAAAAATTAGTTATTATATTGTAATACTAAACAAAACATTAAACTATGAATTTTGAAACAAGATTGGCTGAATTAAATGTCAGCATACACAATGGTAATTACAAATCCAACCAAAACACTTACGATTTAGAGGGAGCTTTTGTTGTTTCCTGGGAATACTATACTGAAATGAGAGATTGGGGTGTAAAAGATATAGGAGTTTACGCAACTAAAGTTGTAGGTGTAGTTTATCAATCAGATGAAGATATATTAGAATCAGAAAGGCAAGAAATAGATAGTGATGATAAAGGCTGGGAGCTTAAAACTGATACAAGTTGTATTGAATTTGGTAATTGCATTCAGCCAATAGATATATATGTTGATATTGAAAATAAAGAAATAATTGTAAACTTTTAATATGATTAATAAAGAATTTTTTGAAAGTTGGGTAAAAGCTACACATGCAAGTCATGGGGATGATCCAACTGATTTTGATGGCAATAATCCTATTTGCTGTATAGAAGATTGTGATAAACAAATAGAACATAATGATGATCATTGTGAAGATCATCAAAGGTGTGTGATTTGTGGAGATAATGATGATTGTGATTGTGAGGATGAATGGAGTCAGGTTTCAGCTTGTTGTGAAGCCAGAATGTCTGAATCAGGATTATGCTATAGCTGTAAAGATCATTGTTGTAGTTCCTGGGAAGCAGCAGTTGAAGAAGCAGATGGAAGAATCAAGTAAATATTTAATTAAAGAATTAAAGGAAGAAAGATACTTTAAGGAACAATATAAATTAAACACAATAGATATGAATGATTATTTTGCATATAGTGGTAAGGGAGAGTATAATGAAAAGCTTTCTTCTTTAATGCCAGATTATAGAATGAAAAAAATAAATAATGATATGTCAAAATATGTGCTGAAAGATTATAACAAAAAATAATTAAAAATTAATAAACATGGAAATTCTAATAAGTATTATGGTAGCAATTATAATGTATGGTTTTGGGTTCTTTAGTGGTTCAATAGCAATGGCAGAAAAAAATGCAGACATTCACAATGAAGAAAGAAAGAAGGCATCAATACATTTTAATCAAATAAGTGAAAAATAACTAAAATTAAATAAATGGGAAAAATGAAAGAAGTGTTTGCTCAACACCAACAAGAGCAAGATGATATGCAGAAATATTATGGAGAAATGTATGAGTTGTCTAAATACATGAATACAGAGCATGTGTTTCAAGAATTATATCAAGCAACAATAAAAATAAAAACTAGTGATAAATTAAAAAAAGAAAAAAATGTCAGAAAATAAAGTAGCAGAAACTAAAAAAGAAACATTAAGAAGATTATTCATTGCCAACAACCTGGTTAAAGAAGATGTTTTTAAACATGCTCATTACACAATCATAACTAGGGCTGGTGTAGACAAGATTATGTCGGCACAAGGGATTGAAATTCAATATGAATTAGTTAATTTATCTGATGATCACTCACATTGCTTAATAAAAGCAAAAGGAAAGATGGGAGATAAGATTATTCAAACTTTTGGGGAAGCAACTCCTAAAAACAATAAGAACGCATATCCAGTTGCTATGGCAGAAAAGAGAGCTATGTCAAGAATTGTACTAAAGTTGGCTGGTTTCTATGAAAATGGATTCTTCGGTGAAGATGAGTCTGATGACTTTAAATCAAAATAAAAATGACTGACTGGATAGATGATATATTAGATGATGAGCAATGTTCTATGTGGCAGATAGGATTTATAGAACAGCTTATGCAAACATCTGGAACTAGCAGAGAGTACGATAATATTAATTTTAACGATTTGACTTATAATGAAGCAGAAAAAATCATCAAGGATCTTAGGGAGAACGACTGGCCTAGAGATCCTAAAGACCAGTATCAAGAGATGTTTAAAAGAGGAGTATTTGAATAATGATCAAAAAGCTAGAAAAAT